TCGTACATTTGTTCGATTGCCGTTCGAACTTCCCCAAACGCTGCCGAACAAGAACGCATGTTCGAGTGGTCATAACTACATAGCTAGCCACATAGCCGAGAACGCATTGCGTAGAGTGGCGAGTGCTGCAATTATCAAGAACACATGTTCGATACTCGAGACGACAAGAACACATGTTCGAGCAATACCATGTTCATAATTTGTTCATAAATTGTTTACAGTTTATTCAAGACTTATAATAGTATATGTGCTATTATAATATTGTCGAAAGGCAATACAGAATAAGAAACGAGGAAGTCAGACAAGCAGATGATTTATAGAACCATTGTTCTCTGATGAATATTAATCTAAGTGACAATCATACTTGATAATTATTATCAAGGGTGTGAGTAAAGTATGGGTTAAGAACGGAGATGAACCAGCACTTATTCTGAAGAACAGAAAAACAGTGATTGAAGAAAGGTAAAAGGTGGAAGATATGACAATTACAGATATTATAGAAGCGTGTGAGAATGTAACTCTAAACGATATAGTGACAGTAATTATAAAGAACATTGATAGTACAAGCCGAAACGCGGCATAGCCGCGTCATACAAGGACGGCAACCTTGTATCTGATGAGTGGAACGGATATAGTGAGATAATAACATAGAGTATATGAGCCGTAAACCACATTGGCAAGCCAAGAAAATATATCACAAAGAATGAAAAAAAAGGAGATTAAACAATGGCAACACAGAAAACACAGAAAACAAAGAAGAAGTATGTAGTAACAATCAACGATGTATCAGAAACACTTGACAATGATTTATTCAAGAAAATGGCAAGCAAGGGAGACATTACAAGCGTATCTGTAACAGAAGTAGTTGGACAGGAAATCACAGTAACAGGAACAGCAAACGCAACAATAGAAACAGATGAAAAAACGTTTAAAATGTCTTATTTCAACACGGAAGAGTACGGCATTGTACATTGTGGCGGCGGAACTCTTTTTGAAGAAACTTTGTTTGACTATTTATCTGACGGAGTATCTAAGTTTAGAGTTAATTCCGTAAAATGTAAAATGGGAACAGGTTACAAGGCAGTTCCAGTCTTAGAATAAGACATAAATATTAATAATTGTCGGAGTGAAATGTTTCACGTGATATAATGTTTCACGTGAAACATTTTTTTTAAAAAAGGCGGTATATATGGAAAGTAAGGAACAGATATACAAAGAGTTAGTCAGAGAAGCTAAAAGTGCAAATGCTAAACTACAAAGATTACGCGGACATTATGGTGAACATTACGGCTGGGCGGGAAAGCGTTTAATTGATAAATTATCAATTGACGCTGTTAATACTATATCTGATAAAGGATACATAAGATTTAATAAGAATCTGTCTACAGTTCAAATGAAAGCTACATTAAAAGCACTTAAAGAGTTCAAATCTAGTAAAACAAGTACAGTAAAAGGTGTTGCAGAAAATATTGAAAAAATTAAATCTGGAATAGGTTCGTCATTTGACATTGAACCTGAAACAGCACAAAGAATTTTTGATTTTTTCGAAACTGATAAATATAACATGTCAGACGAAGTAAAATACATGATTGTTTTAATGGCTATTGAGATAGGCATTAAGAAAAAACAAGGAGTTGACGAATATTTAAGACAAATTAAAGATTATATTGATTATGGCAATGATGCTGATTTAAAAGAAACACTTATAGAAGTTTTTGAAGGTGTAGTGAATGGTACAATAGATTTAAAAAGAATGAAAGATTTAAAAGGAGTAGAATATTAACATGTTATGGTGGGAAGAGTATAACGGACATACAAGTGAAATAGTCAGTAAAGGCAAGAACACTTGCGACAATACAATATATTCTTTCGACATTGAGACAACATCATATCTCTATTATAATAATCGTGTATATAATAATCTTGAATATCTTAATTTTACTGATGAAATGAAAGAGAATAGTTTAAAACAAGCATGTATGTATATCTGGATGTTTGGAGTTAATGACACTGTTTATTTTGGTAGAACATGGCAAGATTTTATTGAGTTTCTTTATAGAATAGAAGAAAATTGTGATGAAAACAAAGTTGTTTTCGTACACAATCTTTCATTTGAGTTTCAATTTTTAAAATCTCATTTTCGATTCAAAGAAGTTATGGCAAGAAAAAAGCACAAAGTTATGAAAGCCGTACTTGATGATTTTAACATTGAATTTAGGTGTACTTATTTTATGAGCAATGCAGCACTTGCGGAGTTACCAAAATTATTTAATTTGCCAGTTACAAAGAAAGTTGGTGATTTAGATTATAATAAGATAAGGCATTGTAAGACAGTACTAACATTGAAAGAACTCGGTTATTGTGAGTATGACTGTCTTGTTGTATATCATTACATTAGAAGAGAGTTAGAAGAATATAAATGCGTAATGAATATTCCTTTGACTTCTACTGGACATGTAAGACGAGAATTGAAAACACTTACAATGAATGACTATAAATATAGGTATACAGTATATAGAGCCATAAATACAAACCCACATGTTTATAATATGTTATGCGATGCCTTTGCTGGTGGCTATACACACGCTAACTGGATTTATGTAGATGAAATATTAAATAATCTTGATAGCTGGGATTTTACTTCATCTTATCCTTACGTATTAGTGTCTGAAAAGTATCCCATGACAGAGTTTAAACCATGTACAATTAAATCATCTGAGCAAATGTTAGATTGTTTTGCATATTTAGTTAAAGTTAAGTTTTATAATATTAAATCTAAGTATTTTAATAATTTTATTTCTAAAAATAAATGTCACTATTTAAAAGGTGCTGTGTATGATAATGGTAGAATTGTTAAGGCTGACGAACTGGAAATCACATTAACAGATGTGGATTTTAAATTAATAATTAAACAACACTCTTTTGATAGCTATGAAATAGAAGAATGCTTGTATGCACAATATAAATACTTGCCTAAATTATTTATTAATTTTATTCTGGATAAGTATATATTAAAAACACAATATAAGGGTGTAGCTGGTAAAGAATTAGAGTATGCAAAAGAAAAGAATAAATTCAATGCACTATACGGAATGAGTGTTACTAATACGATTCGTGATGAAGTCCGTTATTCAAATGACTTTGACTGGCTGGAAGATAGAAAACTTGAGAATGAAGAAATACTGGATTTGCTGATGAAAGAAAAGAAGAAGTCTTTTATGTCTTTTGCTTGGGGGTGCTGGGTGACTGCATATGCAAGACGAAATCTCGAAGAGAATATTATTAAACTTGATGAATACGTAGTGTATTGTGATACAGATTCTATTAAGTTGATACAAGGGTATGATAAGAGTGTAATAGATGATTATAATAATAGTGTTATGTCTAAATTAAAGACAGTATCTGAAAAGCTTGATATTGATATTGAAAAATATCAACCAGCTGACAAAAAAGGAATTAAGCACCCTTTAGGAGTTTTTGATTCTGACGGACATTATGAAGAATTTATAACTCAAGGTGCTAAAAAGTACGCATACAGGCAATTTGAAAATGTCTATAAATTTAAGAATAACAAAGACTATTGTTTTAAACATGAACATAATCTACACATAACAGTTAGTGGTGTACCTAAAAAGGGGGTTATTGCATTAAAGAACGATATTAGTAATTTTAAAGATGATTTAGTGTTTGATTATAACGACACTGGTAAGAACATGTTATATTATTGTGAAGAACAACAACCGATTGAATTAACAGATGAAAATGGAGTAAGTGTGATTGTAAATGAAAAAAGCGGTTGTTGTATTGTGCCAGCGACATACAAACTTTCTAAATCTTTAGTATATGCCGAAAAGGTCGGAGACAGTAGTACAAGAGCGAGATTCAAAGAATAATGTTTCACGTGAAACATGAAAGGAGTGGTTAATATTAAACAGGATAATATACATTATAACATTGACAATATCGACAGCAAAAACGCTTTATTTAATCTAATACTAGGAGAGAAAAGCGGCGGTAAATCTTATCAGGTAAAGCATAAAAAAGCTGTAGAACATTATTTAAAAACTGGACAGAAATTTATATTATTAAGACGCTGGAAAGATGAAATTAAGACGGATAAAATCGAACAATATTTTAATGATGTAGACGTAGAGAAGCTAACTGACGGGGTATATAATTGTATAACTTATTGGAGGGGCGGTATATACTTCGCCAGATTCGACAATGAAAAATTCAAGACGATTAAAGGGGATAAAATAGGCTATGCTATAGCTTTATCGCAAGAACAAAATTATTCATCTGTTTCTTTCTTGGACGTAGATAATATCATTTTTGAAGAGTTTATGAGCCGTACAATGTATATAGCAAGAGAGCCAGAGAAATTGATGATTTTTTATGATACAGTAGATAGAAAGCGGGGCGCGGTTAAATTGTGGTTAGTAGGTAACACAATATCGCGTGTCTGTCCTTATCTTCCAGCTTGGGACTTACAAACGACAATACAAAAAATGCGGCAAGGTGATATTATCACTAAAAACATAGCCAATTCAAATAATACTATTAAATTGGCTATAGAGTACTGCCGACAAACGAACCAAAAATCATTTGCAATCGGCAGTAGTGAGAGTATGATAAGCGGCGGTTCATGGATGAGTACACCACAGCCGCATTTAAGCACCAGCATTAAAACATATAAACCAGTTATAAGAGTAGTTTTTCAGTATCAATCTTTTATGTTTTTAGGAACATTATACAATAAAAAAGATGAATTAATATGGTTTATATGCCCTAAACATACACCTATAAAAAAAGGTACTCTTGTTTTTGGTGTTATATCAGAGAATCCATTATATTCTAAAGATATATATAATATGGATTTTAGAATTGACGCTAAGATTAGAGATTTAATAATGAAGTCTTTTAATGAAAGCAATATATTCTATTCTACTGATTTATGTGGCACTGATTTTAAGCAGTGCATTGATTTTAGCATAAGGAGATGATAATTATTGAAAAGCTATGAATGGAAATTGATAAAGGATTTAATGAATGATTTATGCGTTAGGAATGAAGTGTTAGACAAGATTAATAAAGAACAAGAATTTTATATTGCAAGAAACATTATAATAGACGCATATGACAATAAATATATGAATAAGGAGAATTAATATGAGAAATAGTAATATTATATTAAGTAAAGGAATTAAATTAGATAAATCATACAATAATTGTTTAACTTTATCATCAGACGAATTACTGGAAGTATTAAGAAGTGACGCACATTATATTACAAGTGCAAATGACTTTTCTTTTATAAGAAGTAATGGAAGAATTAGCACACCTTTTACTTATACACAGTGTTTATCTTCTAATTATATGGCATTCCAGAATCCTGACTATGATAACAAATGGTTTTTCGCATGGGTTGATAATGTCGTTTATAAGAGTGACAGATGTACAGAAATAGAATATACAATAGACTACTTTTCCACATGGTGGGATAATTGGTCAAGAACAGAAACTTATGTATTAAGGGAACATATTACAGATGACTACATTGGTGCTTCTCGTATTCCTGAATCTTTTGGTGTAGATTCTTATGTTGCTAGGGATATATATAAAATACAGGTTAACCCTGATAAAATAGCTTTTCTTTTTACAGAAGCAAGAAAGAGTACATCAACAGTAGAAAATCCACAATATGACAGCCCTTACACAGCATATCAGGGAATTGGCGGAGTGCCATTTAATGATGGTTTACCTATGACATTATGGCGAGTTACGGCAGATTTAACGCAATCTGGAATAAGTACATTAATGCAATATTATGGGGATTATGTGAATGAGGGTAAAGGTGGCGACCTTGTAGGCATATTTACATATTCATCAGATAACGACATAAAGGAATGGGTAAATATAGAAAAGATTGGTTCTATAGACGGATATACACCAGCTAATAAAAAATGTTTACAATATCCTTTTGTAAAGGTGACAGTATCGAACCAGCAAGGGCAGTCATTAGAATTAAGGCAAGAAGATTTTGGAGAAGTAATAAAGTTTAAATATGGTGGTACTGACAACTATAAAGGGCAATCTATATGTTTTCCAAGTGAGTACAAAGGTATTACAGACGCTACTGATTTTGGTTTATTAATAGATAATTATCCTACAATTCCAATGACAGTAGATTCATTTGCTTCTTATCTTGCACAGAATGCCACTAATATCGCGCTAGGTGCTATAGGTGGAGCTGTAGGTACTGTCTATTCTATAGCAACAGGAAACCCACTGGCGGCAATTGCTGGTATTGGAAATGCTATTAATCAGTTAGGACAGATTCAATCTGCACGAACTGTTCCTGATTCTGTCGTTGGAATGTCTGGCGGCAATCTTATTAATACTAAATTAAACAATTTTGCTTTTCTAATAGAAATCAATACTGCATATACAGATGTAATTAAAAGTGTAGACGCTTTTTTCACTAAATATGGTTATGCTGTTAATCAAATAAAAGAGGCTAATTTTTATGGAAGAATTAACAATTACGTACAGATAGCACCAGATTCTGTTATTGGCTTCGGTGATGTTCCAGCCGCTGACATGAATATTATCAATGAGGTGTTTAGAAAAGGAGTTACATTGTATCATACGCATGATAGTATAGGAACGTATTAATGTTTCACGTGAAACATAAAAAAAAGGTGGGATATACCCACCTTTTTTTTTTTTTAAAGTTCTACCCAAGTTCCGTTTTTATAAACAAAGAAACCAGCGAATCCATTTCTGTCATATCTTTTAAATAAAATTCCCTCGTTCTGTACTGATGTGCTAAGCTGATACGCTCCCTCCATATTTCTTATAATGTTTTCAGACGTACCAGTTTTAAATAAGCAAAATGTACCTTTTATATTATTATTAACGATAATATTACTAATATCTAAAATGGTATCCTGACTACTTTCAAGGTTATTGAGTAGATATTCTGCATTTAAAATACTATCTTTAATTGTATAAATACCTTTACTAGCACCACTAAAAGGCGTTGTATTAATACGACAATCTTTAATACTTAAATCTATTAGTTCAGGGTTCGTCCGTGTTATTAAATATGTGTCTATGTCACAATTGTTAATATTAATAGTTTTTTTATTAGTTCCAAAACATAAAAATACTTTTTTAATATCGCAATTATTAAGTGCTATATTACCATATGTGTTACAATTTTCTGGCGGAGTTCCAACAACACAGTCCTGTATAAAAGCTGTACTATTAGTATTAAAAATGCAGTTATTAAATATTAATAATGAATTAATAGAAGAGTTAAAAAAGCCGACATTAGGGTTAGCTGTTGTAACAAAAGTACAATTATTAAAAGTAACAGAACCGTTAATATAAGAAAGAAAAACATTTCTTATCGAACTATTAACAATACAATTGTTAAATACAATGTTGTTAAATGTTGGGGCATTAAGATTTATTTCTGTAAATCCAACAATATTAGTTAATCTGATACCATTATTACTATTAATATATGAATTATTAATACTAACATTTTCTATAACACAATTTAACTGACCATATATACGAACACCAGCATAACCAGAACATTTAATATTATCAATTATGACATTCTTTATAGTTTTTCTAATGCCCTCAATAGCGTTTAATGCTATAAAGTCGTCTCCTGTAGTTCCAGATACATTATATATATATATATTAGAACAGCCGCCGTCTACATGTATTCCGTCACTAGATATAATAGTTACATCATTTTCTAATTTTATATTAGAAATAGTAATACCATTACTTTCATTTTTTTCACTATCACTTATTAAAATTGAATATTTTTCACTATTAATAATTAAATTAGTGATATTAACATTTGAGCAGCCATGTACACTAATAGCTAATGAATTAGACATTAAATTGATATTATTAATATCTATATTATTAGAATCGGTGCAAGAAAATATGCAATGATTTAAGTAACTATCATTAAATTCTACTTTTTTAGTTATAGTACCACCACCAAAAATCTTTAAATTAGAGTGTAAAACAAGATTTTCTGTGATAAGGTAGTTCTTAGATATATTAACATTATTAAATGCTAATGCTTTCTGGATTGCTTCTGTATCATCTGTCACTCCGTCACCTTTTGCTCCGAACATTTCAGGAGTATATATGCCAGAAAGAAAAGTATTAAACTCTCCTGTTGTAATTAACTCATCAATTTTTTTGTTAATCTCTTCCTGTACATCAAGATTGTTAAAGTAGTTATTTACAAAGTTGTATAATGTAATAAAATTCTGCTCTAATTGAGTAATATTATCATTCTGCTTATTGTTGTTATCTATAATCTTATTAAGATATTCAACAACCTTACAAAGAAGCTGATAATTTGTTACAGCGTCAAAATCCGATTCTATGAAAGGAAAGTTCTGTAATACACATAATTTAAAAGGTGTTAGATTCTTCATATCTGTATAATTGTTATTTATTTCTGCCATTATTATACCTCTCTTTCTATATTAAACCATAAAACAAGCAATCTAAATCACTATATAGCATTGTCCAGATATTATTATATTCTGTCTGAAATTTAAGAAATAAGTCCAGTTCGTTGTCTGCTGTTCGTGTAACTACTTCTTTAATCGTTTTATCACTCTTACCACTATCTGTATTAGTGGTGGTGTTAGTTGTTGTTGTGCTTGTATTGTTAGTTATTGTGTTATCTGCTACATTGTGTGTGTATTCTGTTAAATATTCACTATTATTGATATCGTCAATTTTGCTTTGCGGAGTGTCTGAATATCCGGTATTATTAACAGTGTTTGTTGTTCCGGTATTCTCTCCAGTAATAGAACCATTAACAGTATTATTACCACTATTAGACGTTGTTGTATTATCGGTATACTCTCTTGTTGTTGTGCCACTTTTAAAGATATCCCAGCCGTCTAAACTATCCCATAGCATGTTATACTTAGGAAGTATTTCAGATAATTTGTTTTCAAGCATGATTTGAAAAAGTGTGACAGTATCAAAATTGATTCTACGCATGAGATAATGATTCAATATGTTATGTTCAAATGTTTCACGTGAAACATTTGTTGTCAGCATATAGTCAAAATTGAATATATATTCTCTTGCTTTCTGCCACATATCCTTAATTTTACTAGGTTCGTCACTATCATAATTTACCAGCGACTGCATTATACTATATAACGTGGGCGGCAAATTATTCCCCTGTTGACATATCGGATAAATCATATTCAGAACTCCTTTCATCAGATTTCAAATTAACTGGTAAGCCGTCATAAAAGTTAAAATCTACTTTTATATTAAACTTCTCGTCAAGTTCTTCTTTCCACTTGATTCTCGGTTCTGCTGTGGCATATCTTCCAGCAATAGTACCGCCTTGAGAGAAAGAAACTTCATCAGTAATCAAACGCTCCTTTTTCTGTATGTTCAAATTGCATATGCCGATATGATTAAGGAACTCACTATATATCTGCTTCTTATATTCCATTAATTTATCTGTTACATATGGGGCTGGGGCGAGAACACTCTCAAAATTATTTAAGTAATTACCGTCAAAGGCGAGTACTGTATTCTCGCAAGCGTCTACATTATTAATAATGTTCTGTACAGTCATTTTATTCTCGTTTGACGTTTTAAACAGTCTCGGTGTTTTCTGTTGCGATATGTTAATATCCATTGTTCTATCTGCCAACGCTATACGCTGTGCATACTGTTCTATATCGTATATCAGTGGATATCTGCCTGTTGTGTCATAAAGTAGAACATATTCATTAGGTTTTAGTATTTTAGACCTATAGCCGTTCATGCCGTAGCATTGTATTGCAGTTGGTCGACCATATACGTCAAGTGTTCCTATATTCTGGAATGGCAATATTAAATGTCCTAGTATTTCATCAACGAAACTCGCTACAACTCCATTCCTGAAAAGAACTTTATTGACATATGCAATATCTATATACTTAGATAGCCCAGTGTACTGTATTCGATTCTGTGTTAAATTAAACATTTCTCGACGGTGCATGTTCAATGTTGCAAGATTAGAAAGCTGTGTATTTATGCGTGTTTTTGCCATTTTTTACTCCTTTCAATTTTTAAAAAAAGGCAGTATATTTATACTGCCTTGATATATTATGTTTCACGTGAAACATTAAAGAACTGTAACGCTCGCTGTTCCTGTCGTAGTATTATCAAAGACAGAAGTTGCTGTTACTTCTATCTGTGGAGCTTCTCCGCTTACAACATAATCAGAAGCAATCTTTAAAAGACCGCTTTCATTAATTGTTGCTTTTCCGTCTTCTGCTCCCTTAGTGATAGACCATGTAACAGCCTTATTAGCGAATCCAGTTGTCGCTACTGTTGCTGATAACTGTAGAGAAAGTCCAGCGGATAAACTACTTTCGTTCGGTGCTACTGTTACACTTGTAACAGTTGGTGCAACTCCAGCCGTAAAAACAACAGCGTTTTCAAACGGACTTGTAGACTTGATTCCCCAGATGTGCAAAAAGTGATTATTCTCTAATGTAGTAGGATTGTAAAATTCTGTTGTCTTTCCTACACTTGTTGTATCCATGCCGTAGTAGTAGTTCATAAACCACTCTCTGGATACAATAACAGCTGGAATATTAGCAAGCTGTGCAAGTTCTTCACTTGTAAATGGCACGTACTGCTCACCAAGTACCTTTGTTAATCTTTCAGTGTCGTGTGTATTAAAACCGTCTGCAAGAACTGCCCTTGCCTTGAAATCCGCATCGTCTCTAAAGAAAGAAGTAGCAAGAACTTCTGTTGACATGTCTGCTTCAAAATCTGTATTCAAAATAAATATCTGGTCATCAAATGATGTGGCTCTTCTGATAGCTGCTGGGTTGTAGTTAGGGCTTCTGAATATCATCTTGTTAGATATACTCTTCATGTCTGAAACACGTTCTCTTGCTGTCTTAGTGTCGTAGTCGGTAATCTCAACAGAAGTCATTGTGCCGTCCAGAATCCTTCTGCAAAGCTGATACTTATCAATAATGTACTCGTCATATGTCTTACTTTCCCATAACATAGATACAGCTTCTTCTATAAATGATAAAAGACCGCCTTCTGTCTCAAATGCCATTGCCAACTGTTCGTCTGATGTTGTTGTCTGATAGTAGACCTGAAAATTAATGTTGTGTAAATACTGTAATACGTTAGGAACTTCTGTCTTTAAGAAAGCTGTCTTATCGTCAAAATTCTTGTTGTAATTATGAACATTGCATAAATCGAGAATAATCTCTCTTACTGTCTGTCCACGACTTAATGTTCCCCTAAGAGTAAAGTCCCAAGGATTCTCCCAGCGGTTACGCTTAATTACTGTTAAACCGATAACATTAACTGTATTGATAAAAGCGTTTCTATATCGCTGGTTATCCATAATCAATTTACCGATTGGCATAATACTCTCACCCTGAACTGGTAAATCAATCTCCGCTGATAAAATAGGATTCTGATTAATAATATAACTTAATAATTCTGCATTAGTATTAACTGCTAATACGTTACTCTTTGCTGTTCTACTTGCCATGTTTAAATCTCCTTTACGTCAATAACTTTTTTTTCTTCAATATCTTCTGTGATATCTTCTTTATTCTCAACAGAATCACTATTGAAAAATCTTTCCTTATACTTAGCTTTAAGGTTTGCTGTTTCTGCTTCAAGGTTTGCGATAGAAGCTTCCATATCTTTCTTTTCAGCTTCGTATCTTGCCTTGTACTCTTCGTTTACATCATCTGTCCAAGAATCTTCGATATCTTCTAATATCTCTATTTTCTTATCGTCTGAAATTTCAAGAGTATCAATTTTTTTCTTAAAATCTTCTTTAGATAATACCATTAGTAACTCCTTTCTACTTAATATAATTTAATTTCCTGATTAGGATAAATCATGTTCACATCTTCCAAATTGTTGTTTCCAGCCACTTCATGAACTTTATAATATATATCTGTCTCATTATCTAAATTGTAATGTTTTCTTACAATAGACCATAAACTTTCACCACTCTGAACAATGTGTATATGAGGTTCTTCTACTGGCTCTGTTGGCTCTTCTACTGGCTCTGCTGGCTCTTCTACTGGCTCTGCTGGCTCTTCTACTGGCTCTTCTATGTTATTAAACATAGTGAGTTGATATGCGTTAATAATATTTATTAACTTATTAGCGTATTCTGGGTCGGTAGCATATCCGCAAGCCTGTATCATTCTGCACTCTTCGTCATATTCAATGCAAGAAGTTGCTCTGTCATAATGTTCCCATTGCATTAATTCATACAAGCCCTGTACACTTGCAGTTAAGCTAGGGTAGCATTTAAAGCTATCCTTAATATTAACGCACTCGCCGTCAATGTATTCTGTTGTATCAAGAACAACTCCGTCACCCTTGATTCCAAAAAGTGTTGTTGCTTTAAGATTATATCCACTTTCAATTGCCGCCATTGCTAATACTGTCGACGGAAAAAGACGCTTCTGTCCTTTTCGTCTTATATACTCATTAACGACAATTGGTGATAGTTGATTGAAAAAAACATTAACATAATCATATTTACTTTCTACTACTGGAAACACTGCTTTTCACTTCCTTTTCTAATACGTCTAATGCCTTGGTAATTATTACAGGTATCTTAATACCTGTAATTGCTATGTTTTCAGTAATAGATAATATTTCTTCTACAATGAAAGCAATTATAACTATATGTCTAATTACATTCATTACAAGTAATTTGTCAAGTTGAAAAGATATGACGACAATTACAAGTGTAAAAAACTTCTTGACTATTCCTTTAAACATAACTGAACTGGATAGTTTACCACTGTCTGTTTTACTGCTTTTCTGCCATATAGCAGAAATCAAAAAACCAACGACTAAATCAATAATCATTAAAACTATTAATATAATTAAATCGTCCGTTGGTTTACCTATCAAATTAATTAATAGGCTTCCTATTGCTCCACTGGCAATAGAAACAATGTTTTTTAGTTTAATATTAATCACTCCTTTCTGTTTATTCGACTTACCAATGAACATTGACATGTCATTATTCCTAACTGTTCAACATGTGTGTTCTCATCAGATACAAGGTTGTCATCCTTGTATGACGCTGGAATGCTCCAGCGTTTCGGCTGTTATTTATCATATGTATATATATTAATATCAGTTGTTATATTCTTATATTTACTTAGTTCAAACAATGCAACTGTTAAATTATTGTATTCATCATTATTAATTAAATCTTTATAATTAAATTGTTGAATTGTTCTACTACCACGACAATATATATTTATAATACTTTCATCTTCCAAGTTATCAAACGTTGTTAATAAATCATTTACTTTCATGCTAATACCTCTTGCATATCTCTTAAAATGGCTTCACATTCAATAGACACTGTTGTATGTATATTTATTGTTAATATTCCTAAGTCTGTATAATTAATTATTCTACCATAATATTTAAGTATTGCGTTAAAGTCTTTACACCTTTCATCACTACTATAACACTTCTTATCCCACATATCAATTATTTTTCGAACATTTATTCGCATTGTTGTTCTCCTTTTTTTTGATGAATATCGTAATACTGTTATTATTAATGTGTTGTTATTGTTCATAACTTTAAATGTTATGTGGTCGGCTGGCTCTGATATATCATGTGTCAACCAATAAAGTGCTCTTCTAAATCTCAATTCTTTCTTGATACAATCTCCGCTTGTACTATCAATGTTCTTTATAATTACTGTCACTATATCGTTTAGAGTTACATTCTCACACGCTTCTATAATATCTGTAATTGTCATATCTTCCACCTTTTACCTTTCTTCAATCACTGTTTTTCTGTTCTTCAGAATAAGTGCTGGTTCATCTCCGTTCTTAACCCATACTTTACTCACACCCTTGATAATAATTATCAAGTATGATTGTCACTTAGATTAATATTCATCAGAGAACAATGGTTCTATAAATCATCTGCTTGTCTGACTTCCTCGTTTCTTATTCTGTATTGCCTTTCGACAATATTATAATAGCACATATACTATTATAAGTCTTGAATAAACTGTAAACAATTTATGAACAAATTATGAACATGGTATTGCTCGAACATGTGTTCTTGTCGTCTCGAGTATCGAACATGTGTTCTTGATAATTGCAGCACTCGCCACTCTACGCAATGCGTTCTCGGCTATGTGGCTAGCTATGTAGTTATGACCACTCGAACATGCGTTCTTGTTCGGCAGCGTTTGGGGAAGTTCGAACGGCAATCGAACAAATGTACGA